TCGAGGAGGCCAATTCCTCCATTGATTGATAAACATGCGAAGCCTGTTTTTCCAAATAAGGTAAACCTCCCTCAGCATAGCCTGGGAGTCCTTGTTTGATTTGCTGTTTAAATAATTCTTCACTGTTTTTTACTCCTTGCTGAATTGCGTTTTCAGCCTTGGGTGTTAAAGTAGCGAACTTTTTGAGAATCTTTCTTTCTTCAAGGGCATTCTTTGCTAGAGTTATGTCCTTGTCTGAATAGCCAGCTTTTCTCAAATCTTTAATAACGCTTTCCACCTCCTTGCTTTGTGATGTTATGGGAGCTTTTGACTTAGGTGCGGCCTTTAAGCCTGCGATAATCTCGAATGTAGCTTGCATCCATGGAGGAAGGCCGAGCTCTTCTGCTGTCTGACCTGCTGCTCCTGCTGCTATCGGAGCCGCAATACCGGTTCCTCCAAGAACAGTTCCTCCACCTCCTATGCGACCGATCCTTCTTGCATAGCGCCCAGCTGCTGTCTTAGGTTCGGATACGAGGCCAAGCTTCCCTCCGAACTCTTCTACGTCTTGAGAGGAAGGTAACCGCGATGATCTAGGTGCAATGTCGTCGTCTTCGGATAGCTCCATGAGCTCACCTACTGACGGAACCTTCCCCTCTTCCATGGACTGTAGGATATCGAATTCCCTACCGCGCTTTGCCTTTTCCCCTGGGAGCATCTCTTTGCTTTGCAGCCCGAAAAGATCAAGGATATCTCCATAGGTTCCTAAAGCCCCTATACCGAAGCCCTGAGTGCCCTGCTTTAATATGTCTTCAACAGGTTCATTAAGCGCACCTGGTTTCTCTTTTTGAGGAATTCCGGCATTGAAATGGGCTAGGATTTCATCAGGAGCATATCCAGCGGCCTTGGACTGAGTAAGGATTTCAACAAAATCAGGATCATTTTCAAGGAGATAATCGGTTATTTCCTTGTCTGTGTATCCGTGCGCTTTTGATTGTTTGAAAATCTCTTGGTATTCATCCATTGACTTTCTTCTCTTTAACGCCTTTTGTAATATCCGCTACAGAAGGACGCCCTTCTTTGGCCTGCTCTTGATTAACCTTAGCTCTAGCCTTGGCATTGACCTCTTTCAGTTGATTCTCTAGCTGATTCTTGAGTCGGCGATAATTCTCTGTAGCGTATTTCTTCACTTGTACAGGATCGGCTCCAGAGCCGTAGTGATCCATGGCAGCCTTAAAGGTTTCGTCCTTGAGATAGGCTATACGATTTCCTAAGGCGAGCTGTTCAGCTATAATTTTTCGGCCTTCTGCGCTGTTTGCTAGAGTAGGAAAGCCTTGCTTGAACTGATCTAAGTCGAAGTTCGTTACTCTTCCTGGGAAGAAGTCTTTAGCTCTTCTAGCCATACGAGCAATCGTCTTGGCGTAGTCTTGAGCTTCTGGACTGGCAAACCATTTGACTCGTAGATCACCATTTTCCCAATCTACGTTCCATAGCTGAGCTCCCGACGGCAAAGCCCCTGGTATCTCATTCAAATCCTGCAAGTGCTTTACTTCTCGATATTCATCATCGAGGGCATTGAGTCTATCTACAGCATCATTGTAGAGGGGGATATTAGCCTTCTCGCGGTATTCGTTTTGCTTAACCACATCAGCGGGAGTCATGCCTTCAGGTTCTGGAAGATCAGGAAAATCTAGCTCTAATCCTCCCATGTTCGTACCTGGGATTTCGATGCTAGGCTTAGCGATTTCTTTGGTTTCGCCGCCTTGTCCTAAGCCTTTACCCGCCTTAGAACGTCGGATCAAATCGTTAACATTCTTTATGATATCAGACTGGCCACCGACAGGAGCGTTTTCCATTTGACCTTGCCACAACTTGGCGGTTTCTTCAGGATATCCGGCTTTTAGGAGGCTTTCATAGATGCTCCGACCCAAACCTTGCCGTTTTTGCAATTCTAGTACCTTAATTTGGTTTTCTGGGCTGAGACGGGCTAGATCCTTAGCCGATGGCTTTTCGCCCGCTACAACGCGTCCTAGAACGTCTTGTTGTTGCTCGTTCATTTCTTGCTGCTCAATTGCCATACGCTGGTTAAAGATTTCTTGACCTTTCTCACCATAGGGGCTAAGAGCAGATCGAAGAGCTTCTAGTTTCTTGGATTGAGGAGCGCCTTCTAGAGCTTTGTCATGAAGAACGCTTTCTAGGCTTCTATTGGCGAAGAAAGTATTTAGACCATTGCCTATGCCCTGGCCTAATGACATGCCCAGCATTTCGGAGAGCTTTCCCTGCGGATTGGTTCCTTCTATGATCTGTACCATTAGCTTATTCCTCCGGCTTGTCTGCCTTTAAAGAGATTCGCTATTCCAGTAGCTGCCATACCTGCTAGTGGGCCTCCGAAAGCGCTAGCAAATCCTGTAAGCGCTGGCGCTAAAGCTCCTGCCGATCCTGGAACCTTGTGATAGGCGAAAGGCTGATAGTTCAAGCCGGTTTGGCTTAGCTGATTGAACTGGTTCGTTTGCTGTCTGGCTGCATCGGATTGCAAGGAGGCAAAGAGTTGAGCTAATTGCGCCTGAAGACCGGAAGCAGCGCCACCTAACGCCTGACCAAAGCCACTGGAAGATAGGGCTCCTGCACCAGCAAATCTTTCCGCTATTCCAGGCAGTATTTGCTCTTGGAATTGATTCATGAATGGGGCTGCGAAATTTTCATATGCCTGATTACCAGGTTGAAACAAACTATTGTAATAATCCTGAGCGTTCTGATAGCCGCCTCCTTTCTGCGTCATTCCCATGGCTTGAGAGAGAATGTTGTTGTGAAGTGCTTGTTGTTCTTTCGATCCCGTGTCTAGCTTATTGAACTTGTCTGGGCTTCCAAAAAGCCACTCGCTGAAACTTGCCATACGTCACCTAGTTTTTTAAATACTCCATGACCCATACGCACCATGGAAGCGTTAAAGTTGAATTGTTATTGATAGTAATTGTATTTGTCGAGGCGGTAAATCGAATGAAAATATATGGATCATTTAAAAAATAAGAAAGTCCATTAGTATCAACCGCACCCCCAAAGCCCTGAACCGGATACAGATAGCCAGTGATAGCCGGAGGCTGAGTTGAGCTAGTCAAGACTATATTCGTTACCCCTAGTGGAATAGCGCCGCCATTGAGAGCGACTAAATCGACCGTAGTCCGATAAGCGTTTCTATTTTGCTGCGGATTGGCTAGCTGATACCACTGCTCAAAATTGGCTGTCTCCTGAAGAAGAAAAAGGCCGCTCTCCTTGGTATTTACAGCATTTGCAACACGACGGAGATAAAGCAGGAGTATATTGCCAAAGTTCCTGTCCTCTGGATTCACATCGAGCGATACCGGCAACTGGTTTGTATTAAGAGACTGATTGCTCGAAGCTGTCATATGTACTCTATATGTTAGATATATGCTCTACATATATCAGTTAATCAAACGGCCACCCTCTCTAAACCAAATGTTCATAGCATTCAGTTCCATGGGGCTTTGGTGGGTAGCTAGCTGATTCATGAGGTTGTCATCGTAGGTCAAGCCGATACGTAGATACTGGCCGAATTGGGTGCTGTAGAAGCGATACCAGGCGTACTCTGATCCTGGGATATATGTCTGACCATTGACGGCAGAGGTATTCCAGATGCCGCCTCCTGTATAGGTGCTAAAGCCTGAGGAGTCGATGCCATTGAGGGTAAAGTTATTCGCGTCTACAACCGTGATCGTATAGATAGCCGCATTGAGCTGCGTCATGCCTTGAACGTTTGCAATATAGATAAGGGTGCCACTAATCAGGCTATGATCTGGACTCGCGATCTGGCATGGATTAGCTTTCGTTGCCGCTGTGATAAAACCACAGCCTTGAGAGCTGTTAATGAGCTCTTGGTTCGTCGCTATAAGATTCGCCTGTTCTCCTAGGTATGAGTTCACAAAGAGCTGAATAGTGGTAGCCGCGATTGCAGGAGAAAGGACGTTCGCATCCATTTGAAAGTCGATGAAGGACAACTTGAATTGCTTGCCTGCACCTTGAAATGGGTTGAAATCCTTGCCTTGAATATTCATCTTAGGAAAGAGCGTGACTATGCCTCCTCCTATGTAGGTAGCGCCTCCAGCAGATAGGTCAACTGCCTCATAATTCTGCGTAGTGAAGTTCCAAGTAGACAGAGTTATGATATTGGCATCGACGATTGTGACGCTGAAAATGACATTGTTGAATCCAGGATCGGAGCCGCCCGACCAGATTGTATTCTGAATATAAATGATCTCGCCGTTCGCTAGATTATGGCTTGGGATCGTGACCTTTGTAGGGTGTGCGGTAAAGTCGAATGCCGTAATTGCTAAAGTAGGAGCGTAAAGCGTCGTTACAGGTTGCGGGGTTTCTGCATCAGGGTTTTGATAAATATTGACGAAACCATGCTGAGTTCCTAGGGCAACATAGTCTACGTATTGCTGATCGTCAACGTTATCCCAAGAGACATTGCTTTCCCAAAAGGTCGTAAGGCTATCCCAAGTAATGCCGAACTGAAATTGAGCCGTTCCAAAGCATGTGATCGTATCTCTATTTTTTGCATACGTATTGTTGCGGTAGTTGAATATCAGCACTTCATTCGGATAGCTCTGTGTTGTGGAGGCATTCGATGTGTCTAGATAGTTCCAATAGACAAGCTCTTTTTCAAAATCCCTAACCCCATGGACAAAGTTTGGCGCGCTATTTTGTATTTCAAAAGCAAAGGCTTGCTTGGGGATTTGCTCATCAATACGAGTAACGCCGTTAGCCGCTGCTTGTATTACTCCTCTATCGCTGACGTTCATAATCCCTTGATCGAAGACTATGGAGCTATAAGGGCATACGGACCCGAAGTCCGAGGAAATACGCTCCCAGATAAAGGGAAGGCCATATTCCCCTATGTAACGCAATTGCCACGTGGAATATTCGAAAAAGACGATGAGGACGTTGCGAAAGAAGGCTGCGCTAACGATAGCTTCATTGG